CACGCCGGCGCAGTGGAAGAAATCACCCTGCCCAAGCTCACCCGCAAGCTGGAGGAATACCGCGCCGGCGGCATGAATGGCCCGATCGACATCGATCTCGGCAGTGAAAAGCTGGAGCTGGAAACCACCTACGGCGGCCTGATGCGCGACATCCTGAAGCAGTACGGCACCACCACAGTGGACGGTGCCCTGGTGCGCTTCTCGGGCGGCTACCAGTGTGAAGACACCGGCGAGGTCGACGCCGTGGACATCGTCGTACGCGGCCGCCACACCGAAATCGACTTCGGCAACGCCAAGGCCGGGAGCAAAGACCCGTTCAAGGTCAAGTCGTCGCTCTCGTACTACAAGCTCTCCGTCAACGGCGAGGAATGGATCGAAATCGACCACGTGAACTTCATCGAGCGCGTGTTCGGCGTCGACCGCCTGGCCGAGCAGCGCAAGGCCATCGGCCTCTGATCCCTCACCCGCCGCACAACGCGGCTCCCTCCACTTTCTGAGCCTTCACCACCATGGAACAACTCACCACCAACATCACCCTCGACACCCCCATCAAGCGCGGCGACCAGGTCATCAGCGTGCTCACCCTGCGCAAGCCGGGCAGCGGCGAGCTGCGCGGCGTCAGCCTCATGGACCTCATGCGCATGGACGTGACCGCCCTGCATACCGTTCTGCCGCGCATCACCGCGCCCACGCTCACCACCGCAGACGTCAGCAAGCTCGACCTGGCCGACCTGGTCAAGATCGCCACCGAAGTGACCGGTTTTTTGCTCTCGAAGCAGGATCGGGACGAAGCCTTCCTGACCGAGTCGAAAACGCCGCCGCAGACGTTGCAGTGATTTTTGGCTTCCGCCTGGAGGAGCTGTACGCGATGAGCATTACCGAGCTGATGGAGTGGCGCGAGCGCGCACGTGAGCGCAGCGAGGCGCGCGAATGAGCGACGCCCGCCGGCTACGCCTGGAGGTTGTGCTGCAGGCTGTCGACAAAGCCACGCGGCCTTTGCGCAGCCTGCTCAAAACCAATGACGATCTCGCACGCTCGATAAAGGCCACGCGGGACCGGCTCAAGCAGTTGGACACCCAAAACGCCAACATTGAAAGCTGGCGCAAGTTCAAAGGCGAACTCAAGGCCAACAGCCAGGCTCTAGCGGACACCGCTTCAAAAGCGAACGACCTTCAGCGGAAGCTCAAAGAACTCAACGCCGTTCCCGCGCAGAAAAAGACGCTGGACGCGCAGGTGCGCGCCAAAGAGAAGGAGCTAGACTGGGCCAGGAAGAATCTGGCTGACCAGATGAGCCTGCGCACGCACTACAACCCTGCGCTGGTGGACAAATACGCTAGCGAAGTCAGCAAGCTCACAGGCCAACTTGGGCAGCTCAAGAAGGAAAGCGCCGCCCTTTCCGACCTGGAGAAGACGTCCAAGCAAAAGCTCACGAAAGAGTTCGAAGCTGCAGTCAAGAAGACCAAACAGCTCAAAGAAGAACAGGCTCAACTGCGCAACAACTTGTCTGGCGTACGAAAGCGCATGGACGAAGCCGGCATCAGCACAATCGGGCTCGCCAAACACCAGGCGGCATTGCGCAAAAGCGTCAAGGATGCCAATGAAACGCTGGAGCAGCAGAAAGCCCAGCTCAAGGCGGTGGCTGACCGCCAGCGGAAACTGGCAGGCGCCCAAGCGCAATACCAGCGCAGCATGGCCACGCGCAATGCCATGCTCGGTAATGGCGCCTCGCTCGTGGCTGCGGGCGCCGTCACGCTCTCTCCGGCCGCAAAGACGGTGAAGGACTATGTCGCCTTCGAAGACGCAATGCTGGGCATTGCGCGGCAGGTCGATGGCGCACGCGACGCAGGCGGCAAGCTCACCCCGGTCTATTACGACATGGCCCGGCAGATCAAGCAGCTCGGCGCGGACCTTCCGATCCCGGTTACGCAGATCGCCGAAATGGTCACGGCCGGCGCCCGCATGGAGGTTCCCCGGCACGAGCTGATCGACTACACCCGCACGGTCGCAATGATGGCCACGGCGTTTGACGCGGTACCCGACGAGATTGCCGAAAGCATGGGCAAGGTCGCCAAGAACTTCCGCATCCCCACCAACGCCATCATGGGGCTTGCCGACACCATCAACTACCTGGACGACAACGCCATCAGCAAGGGCAACGACATCATTGACGTGCTCAACCGCACGTCCGGCGTCGTGTCGACTGTCGCCATGTCGGCCAAGGATGCCGCGGCGCTCGGCTCTACGCTGCTCACGCTCGGCGAGCGCACAGAAACGGCCGGTACCGCCATCAACGCGATCATTCAGAAGTTTGCCGCTGCGGATAAAGGCACAAAGAAGTTCCGCTCTGCGGTCGAAGAGATCGGGCTCACCTCTGCGCAGGTCCAGCGCGGCATGGCAACTGATGCCACCGGTACCCTCTTTCGCGTCATTGAAGCCATCAAACGCCTGCCAGAAGACAAGCGCATCGGCGTCATGGTCGAGCTGGTGGGCTTGGAGCACTCCGACACCCTCGCCAAACTGGTCGACAAGCCAGACGAGCTGCAGCGCCAGATCGGGCTGGCCAACGGCAACCAGGCGCAAGGCTCCATGTCGCGCGAGTTCTCGGCCCGGCAAGACACCATCTCCGCGCACTGGCAGCGCCTGCAGAACCGCATCTTCAACACCAGCAGTGAAAGCGGCGGTGGGCTGCGCGCCACCATCATGGACTTGATCGACAGCACGGGCCGCCTGCTGGAGCGCTTTGACACGTTCGCAAAGAACAACCCTGGGCTGGTGTCCGGCCTGCTCAAGGCGGCGGCGGCTGCAGGCGCCGTACTGCTGGCCGCCGGCGGCCTGACGCTCTCCATGGCTGCCATGCAGGGGCCATTGGTCATCGCACGTTACGGGTTGCGCCTGCTGACTATCCGCGCGGGTGGCCTTTCAGGGGGATTGAAGCTACTCAAAGCGGGCATCGGGAAAGTCGGTACCGCCTTGAAGTGGATCGGCCGCCTGGCGCTGGCCAACCCCATACTCGCCACCATCGCGGTCATTGCCACCGCCGCGTTTCTCATCTGGGACAACTGGGAAACGCTCGGGCCAAAAATCGAAGGCCTGTGGCAGAGCATCAAGGGCACCTGCTCCTCCGCTTGGGATGGGATAAAGAACACCTGGAACGAGTTCTGGCGGGACATGGACGCCCTTGGAAACGACGGCACCGTCAACGTCAACGCAACGTTGCTGAAGTGGTCGCCAATCACGCCGATCAAGGCCGTCTTCGTCGCCGTATGGGATTACTTCGTCCCGGAGCAATTTCAGCAGTTCGGCAGCAACATCATCCAGGGCATCATCGACGGGCTGTTCAGCAGATTCCCGGCGCTCAAAGACGCTGTGGGCAAAATCGCGGCGTGGTTCAAGGAGGTCTTCGGAGCGAACTCGGCAGCGATGCCGGCCGTCGCCAATGTGACCCAGATGGAAGCCTCGCTGCCCGGGCCGGCAAAAGCGGGCGCTACCAAGCTGGCGGCCGTTGGCGCCGGCGTCGCCATCGCCACGGCGCCCGCAATGGCCGCACCAGTGTCGTTCGACACACGCCCTGCGATGGCCCTGCATAGCGCGGGCGATGCGGCAGCGCCAGCGCCCATCACCATCAATATCCACCCGCCCGCCGGCGCAGACCCGCAGGCCATCGCCCGCCTGGTGCGCGACGAGCTGCGCCAGATCGAAAACCAGCGAGCCGCCCGCCAGCGCTCGCGACTTGCAGACAGGGACTGACCATGATGATGGCCCTGGGCCTTTTCGTGTTCAGCCTGGACACGGCGCCCTACTCCGAATTTCAACGCCAGGTCGGCTGGCGCCACCCTGCCAATAACCGCGTCGGCCGCCGGCCGTCGCACCAGTTCCTCGGGCCGGACGAAGAAACCATCACCCTATCCGGCAAGCTCTTCCCCGAGTTGACCGGCGGCGAATGGACCCTCGCCGCCCTGGAGCTGATGGCCGACAGCGGCGATGCCTACACCCTCATCGAGGGCACCGGCCACTACTACGGCCAGTACGTCATCAACAACCTGGACACCACCCGTACCTACTTCTTCCAGGACGGCGCCGCCCGCGCGTGCGACTTCACCCTCAAGCTGACCCGCGTGGATGACGGCCTGCTCTCCAAGGTGGCCAGCGTCGCCACCGGCCTGCTGCAATGACGGACAACACCGCTGCCGATCTGTCCCCACGCCCGGCCTACCGCATCAAGGTGGGCGAAAAAGACATCACCGGCCGCTTCCAGGGCCGGCTCATCGAGCTGACGCTTACCGACAACAGCGGCTTCGAGGCAGACCAGCTCGACATCGAGCTCGACGACAGCGACGGCAAGATCGACCTGCCCGAGAAAGGGGTACGCCTGTCGCTCTCGCTCGG